ACCATTATGTCCTTTTTCATACTTACCTATCTGCTGGAAAGCTACACCTATAGCTTTTGATAATTCTACCTGAGTACAAAATTGTTTAATGTAGTAAGCATTTTTCTTACCATTTAAATCTATGTTGTGCTTACAAACAACTCTATTAATTCTGGCATTTTTTAAATTTTTTCCTACAGCTATATTGATAGCTCTTTCTTCTGGTAAGGTAACTCTTGGTTTATAAAATCTTTTCTTCATTCTCTTTCTCCTTTGTTTAGACAGACTCCAAGCCTACAGTTTATTGCAACTTTTAAGTTAATTAGTAATTAAGTTTGTGCGTAAATGAATTTTGCATCTTCATTCTCAACACCAACAATTTGCCTAAAAGTTTTGTCATACTTCTTTTTTGCATTAAGAGTGTGTACGCATTGACGACCTTTACTTTTAGCTGGTCGCATAATCTCATCATGCAATTTTTGAAGTTTGGCATATCTTCTAATTAGGCTATTACTCTTTGCTGCCATCCTTGTCTGTCCTTTGGTTTAGTTTAATCCTGGACTTTTCAAATTTAATATCCAGAACATTTAATGTTGCCAACTCACTTGGCTTGTCTGATTTTGCAGCTAACTCTGCATTGTCAAATTCTTCTATAGTTTTAAAGGTTGCTTCAAAAAAACTTTCTTTAGTGACATTACTCATCGTCTTAAATCCATTGTTGAATATTCTTTGTTAAAATTTAATGTTGGTATTTGTGTTGTTTGTTTTTCAGTCATCCTAATTTTACGATGAGCTGCTTTACCTTTTGATATTAAACCTAGCTTAAATAGTTCTGCACATATTGCACCAGCTCTGGCTCTTGAGAACTGAAAGTGTTCTCCGATCTCTTTATATGTTGGAGAGTATTTATTCTGTTTTATGAAATTGCTTATAAAGTCTAAGCAATCATACTTAATCTTTGATAGATATATATGTCCATTACTACTCATTATGATCCTTAAATAAATTGGTAACATTAGGTTTGGAAACATAGTCAGGTGTTTTAGGTTGAGAACTTTCTAGTTCCTGTAAGTGCAATCCCAATTTGTTTAAGTACCAATCAGCTTTACTTACATCCATTAAACAAGCTTGAACTGTGCTTCCATGCTTTGCACCAAACCTCATTGTATATTTTAAAACTTGTGATCTAAGGAAACCAACCACCTCTGTTGGAGATAGTTGGCTTACAATTGCATCGTAAGTTTCAATACTTTTTTTATAATGTTCTGGGTTTACTTCTTCCGACATTAATATGGAATCTCCTCAGTATTATTTTCTGGTTTTTTATATGGCTCAGAAACTGTGCCTGACATATCTGGTTGATTAGGATTTTTTTTATCTGTTTGAATCCAAACTGCACAATCTTTCATCACACCATCTATATTTATGTTGCCTTGATAATGAGGATAGGATTTACCAGCCACATCATTTTCTCTAGGTTTTCTTTTCCATAAACTAATTTTATTACTATATTCTGCCATTGTTTTTTCCTTGATTGTTTTGTATTTGTGATTTTAGTTTTGCGTATTCTGTTTCAACTCTAAGATCCTCAATAGGATCTAGTCTGATTTGTTTAATTTCAAATTCAAATTGCTTTAATTGTATCTGATAATTTTTTTCAAATTTGTGTGGTGAGCTTTCATCTTTTGCAATCTCTTTTAATTTTGCAATCCAATCGTTTGCTAATTTCGTAACATTAACTGGTGCTATGATTTCATCTTTTGTTATTTTTTTTTCTACAAATGGTTTGTCATCTTGCCAAAAAGATTCCATTTCATCTTTTGTTGCAATCTCATCTCCCATGAAACCTAATAAAGAAAGTCCTCTACCAATTGAAACTGTTTGACTTTTTTCAAAATCTTTTTCTTTATTGCTCATCTGCTTACTTTCACCAACACTTACTAATTCACCATTTAAATAAATATTAGCTTTAAATTTATGTGAACCATTTGAAAGTTCTGTACTGTCAGTTTGTATTGACATTGTTTCACCAAAATATTCTCTGCAAAATTTTAATCTGTAAGCTACACTTAAATAATCTTTGTTACCCTTGACTTTATCGTAATCAGTTTTTTTAATACCTGATCTAAATTGTTGTATGGCATCTCTCAAATTTCTTTCTTTCATTACTCTCCTTGTTTTAATTGTTTGATTTCTTGCATAAGCTCACCATTTAATTTTTGATGACCTTGATTTATTTCTTCTAATCTTTTTTGTTCATCCTCTAGTTTTTCAATTACATTTTCTTGAGTTAAAAGTTTTGCATTTTTAAAAACTAATTTTTCAATCAGTTCTGATTTAGGTAGAGTTTGGTAGTGATCTATCAATCCTTTAAAGTCCATATATATCCAAGAATTTTTGTTTGTATTCACCAGGAACATTCTCCCACATGAAAGTATTTTTTTTTATATCTGATACATCAGGTACACAAAGCCAGGCTAACTTTTCAATATCACCATCAGCTATTTCTAATTTCTTTTGCCAAGCCTTTTCATATACTTGTAAAATTTTTATGGCCTGGTCTAAGTTATCTTGCTTTAATTCATCACAATTATTTTCAGTAAATAATTTCCTATCGCAATTACTGGCATAGCTTAGAAATGGTGGTAGTGGACAAGAATTTTTATATAGTGAAATTTGCATGACATCACTAAAGTATGGTCTAGTTGGAACCTTAACATTACTGTAAACCCAATCGTCAATTCTATTGTCTATTACTGGCTTATCTGTTTTTTTCTTTGCTGATTTAACAGGATTTTTTAATGGACTTAATTTGGCACTACCAAAACAATTTTTTAAATCACCAAAATTTTTTGTACCAACTAAGTCTAAGTACATTAACCAATATGTTTCTACATTAGGTAGCCATGCTGTATATTCTATTTCTTTTTTAAAAGTTTGTTGTTCTAGTTCTGCTAAATTTGCTAAATGATTTTGTGCAGTAGCCTTTAAATTTTTAACTATAAACTTAAATTTATATTTATCTTTATCGTTAAATGCTAAATATGAATCTATATCTTTTTGAATTTTATCGCTGTTAATTACATCATCTAATGATTCATAATTTTCAGTTACAAATAATTGCACTACATCATGCACAAGAGTACCACCTTGAAAACTTGCATTGTTTAAATTCCTTGTTTCTTTAGGTAATAATATTTTTTTGAAAAATCTGTCTGAATGTTTAAGACAAGCTGTGGATTTTGAAGTGTGTTGCAGACCAAACTTTGTATAGCAATCTGCTACTTTTCTGATTCGTTTCTCCATACATAGCTTCTACACTATGTATAGTTCAATGCAACTTAATTAGCACTCAATGTTAAATGGTTAATAATCCCAATATGATGGAAATGATGCTTGTATGATTTGTGTTGCCCAAGCAAGTTGAATATCTTCTGCAAGTTTACCAATTGTTTTACCAGTAGCTGCTGATTTATCTAAAATATCAAAGTTACCATTACTAAGTGGCTCAACATAACCTACCCAAATAATTTTAGATTTTTTTTCTTGAGATAAACACCATCTATTCATAGCTTCTGGATAAACAATATTTCTAGGTTTAAATATTCTAATCATACCATTGGACAATGAATTTTGTGAAGTAATTGCTTGGCAGCCATGATACCTAATTGGTACTGCAACTTTTTTTATTTCTTTTTTATTAAAAATTCTAACTTGTGCATTACCATAACTTGAACCCACAAGATCAATATATGCAGCTTTACCTAAGAAATAACTAGGTGCAATATGAGGATCTCCATTAGTTAGAAACTTGTTAAAATATTTTGAAAGATCATTTGCAAGTTCTAATGCACCAAAATATCCTGGAGCACCTTTAGGTTTATTTATTAACCTAGAGATTTTAACTCTCATGTTAGCCTGATCTTTTTTAGGGTAGGTAGCTTTGATAAAATCGTCAGTTGTTTTTTTATATCTAGCTTTTAAAAATTCTAAACCCTCTTTTCTAAAACCATTATTTTGATCGTCAGACATATTTCTCTCTGTCTTATACATATTATCAAAATTTTTCATATTAAAATTATTGAACATATGTTGACCTTACATTGACTTGATATTGGTTGCAACATAATTATCATTGGTTATTAATTAGCTTAACTTGATTCATTTTTTTTAAAATGGATTTTGATTAATTATGAGAGAAAATGCAAGTAAAATAAGGATTTTTTAAACTGTGAATTTATTTTTTTTGATACTAGGTGTTGCATCTGCTGACATAAATCCTGGTATTGCTTTAATTAAAATACCCATAACTCAGGAAATTAAACGAATCAGTTGTGATGAAGCTTTTAAACAGAACTCAAAATGGGTTCTAAATCCTAACTACAAAGAGGGTAATGGTGAGGTTTGGGGTTACTACACACATAAGGGTAAGCCAATTTATTTAAGCTATTGCAAAGACCAAAAAGGAAATTGGGTAAGATGAATCCAGAAATAGAATTAGATTTATATGAGATGACTACAGCAGCACAAACTGGGTTGCTTAGGGTTACTGAAAGCATAAAGTTAAATCAAGATTGGGGTTATGACTATAAAGGTACATTAGAGGATAAGATTTCTAAAAGTATTAGTGGTGCAATGGCAGAACAAAGTCTTTGCAAGTACCTAAAAATACCTTACGAATTTCATACAAATGTAGGCTCAGTTCCTGATGTTAAATACAAAGAATACAATATTCAGGTAAGATCACAGACTCCTAAAAGAAATAATAATAACTCATTAATTATTAGACCTAAAGGAGTTAAGCCAAATGAGATTTATGTATTTATATTAAGTGAAGCTCCTAAATTTATTATTAAAGGTTTTATAAATAGCTCTGCTGTAATTGGTAAAGAAAACTACCTAACAGATTTTAACCTTGCCAGACCTAAAGTTTGGTCAGTTCCATTAGAAATTTTAAATCCAATAATGCTGCTTAAAGATGAGGGTTTAAACTAATGAATATTTATGGAGATCAAAAAACTTGTAAGATGTGTAAGGCTAGAGCTGACATCATTGAAAAAAATATACACTACTGTGCTGAATGTTACTCACTAAATATTTGGAAGAAACCACTTGCTCAGGTTGGCCAGGATCTAGCAAGAAAAGATGGTCTTAGATTAAAGGTGGTCAAGCCATGATTCCATTTCCTAAAAAAAAATACAATATTATTTATGCAGATCCAGCCTGGACATTTAAAACATGGTCAAGCAAGGGTGATGTCAAATCGCCTAAATACGATTTGATGACTATTGATGATATAAAAAATATGCCTGTAGATGATATTGCAGATGACAATTGCATATTATTTATTTGGGTTACATATCCATTATTAAAAGAGGGTTTAGATACAATTAAATCCTGGAATTTTGAGTACAAGACTTGTGGATTTAGCTGGGTTAAGAAAAACAAAAAAGCTGATAGTTTATTTTGGGGTTTAGGCTATTACACAAGATCCAATAATGAGATTTGTTTACTTGCCACAAAAGGTAAGCCAAAAAGAATATCATCTGGAGTCCACCAGGTAGTTATTGATAAAATTAGAGAACATAGCAGAAAACCAGATTGTGTCAGAAGTAGGATAGTTAAGCTTTGTGGTGATCTCCCAAGAATAGAACTATTTGCCAGACAAAAAGTTGATGGTTGGGATAGTTGGGGTAATGAGCTTTGAAAACTTTTGAAAAATTTTATTCTGAGCTTTTAAATAACCAAGTGCTTACAGCTAACGAAAAAGTCATTTATGTTATTTGTAAGAGTTTTGTTACAGCTCCTAGAGGGTGTAGAATATCCCACCAATATTTGATGGCCAGGACAGGCATTAAAACTAGAAAATCATTAATTAAAGCTCTTGACCGACTCACTTTGTTTGGAATGTTGGCTAGAAAGCAGATTGATAACAGCACTTGTCATTATGTTTTTGATAAAGAAACTATGCAGCAATACATCCAACACAATCAAAATAAGAGAAGAAAAATATCATTAAGTAAGAAGAAAAGTAATCCACAGATTAATCAACAAAATACCAATGTTATTCACATGGTTAAAAAGGAGAGATAATTGGGTGTAGCAAAAACATCATTTGGGTGTAGCAAAAAGGATAGTCAATCTAGACCTATTATCTATACCTATATATATACATATAAGGATTTAAATTGACTAAATATGTAGATCCAAAGTTAGTTGCCAAAGCATTGGCAAGGGTAACTAAATCATCAAACTTTCATTATTCTAAAGCTGTAGAAAAGATTAAAAAAAATCGCAAACAATATTATCAAAATAAAGAAACCAAAACACTACAAAAATCATTATCAAAAGACAGATTTAATACTTACTTAGAGGAGTTATATAAAGCTGATGTTGACAACTAACCTTACGATAGACGAATTAGATAGATTTCTACAAATTAGTAGTTTTTGTGATAGTAAAATGCCTAAAGTAAAAGCTAAGACATTACCTACCATGTATAAAGTGTTTGAAAATAGTATTGGTATTGGAGATGATGCAGATAGCATTAAATATTCGGACAAGCATCTTGCTAGACTTAAAATTACATTAACTTCAAGACAATTATCAATTTACGATTTTATTCTAATATTAATGTTAGATGTTGCAGCTAAGGACAGAGAACTTTTGTACTTACGCAACTTTCCACAAAGAAAAAGTCTAAGACAGATGAAAAGAATGTATTTAGATTGGAGCCATACCAAGATAGGTTATGAGTACAATAGATCGTTAATTAATGTCTGTAAGATTGCTAATAAAAATTTAAAAAAATATTTGACAAGTTGACAAATAAGTAAGACAAAAAAAATACACTACATCTATTTAGGTTTTATCATTTCCTACTTTATGTAGTTTTTTTTTAGGCAGATCAGCTTTTTTTCTTTCTTTCTCTCTCTCAAAATAACTATCTGCCTAAATACTAAAATTTATCTAAATTGATTTAAAGTCTTGTAATTTGTGCTTCTTTTGAAGCTTCTTACACTTAAAAATGTCTTTTAAAGTTTCTTTGTTTTTAAAAACTTTAACAATATCAATTTTAAACATACTAATTGGATTGGTTAATGTTTTACTGTTTTTTAGCATAATATTCCTCTCTGATTCGGTTAATAACGAATCTAAGTCATTTAACATGAGTGATAACTAGATTACAACCCTTAATTTAACAATAAAATGGCTAATAAAACGAAAAAGAATCCAAAAGTATTACAAGAAATCTATGAAGAACTTGCTACTGGAGCTTCTATAAGAAGTTGTTTATCTCCTAGAAATAAAAAGGAAGATAGACCATGTTGGCAATCCTTTAGAACTTGGATGGCTAAAGATCCAGAGATTAGAAAAAATTACGAACAAGCTAAGACTGATGGAATAGAATATTTATTATCTGATGCAACAGATACAATTAATGAAGCATTAGAAAGCAGTAAGTTTAAAGAAAAGACAGATTTAGGACAAACTCACTTAATCAAGTCATTTATTGACTTAACTAAGTGGAAAAGTGAACGATTAGCACCTAAAACTTACATGAAAAAGGATAGTTTACAGCTTATGGGATCAGATTCATCTCCATTGGTTGTTAAGTGGGATAAATAAACTGTTGATTAGCTTGGTTTATTGTTAGATTCACCAGAGTCTGAGATAAATCTAGCACAGAGTCATTTATAGAGTTGATTTGTTGTATTTTTGCAACATTTTTATTAGAATCATTCTAAACTATAAGAAAATATGTAAGTAAACTATATTTTATTTATATTTTTATAAATAAATGGCTAATTTATTAAGTTATTTAGCCAGATCAAATGATTAACAATCATTTTACTCAGTTCTGACCACAAAAGTCATGGGGGTAAAAAAAAAGCGAACCCCAAAACTCATATAGAATTTAAAAATAAAATTAGGGAAGTTACACACAACTAAAGCAACAAACTACTAATAGGAAAATATTATGACACCAGAAGAATATAAAAAATTACTAGAAAAACAAAAAGC